CCTGAGGTACGAGTATACTGGGGGGCCACAGGCTCAGGCAAATCGCGAAAAGCACGTGAATGGCTAAGTGAGGAAAAATACGTGTGGTGGCCTCAGCAAGAAAAGTGGTTTTGTGGATATGCAGGTGAAAAAGAGGTGCTTTTTGAAGAATTCAGAGGACAACTACCATTCGGCATGCTATTGTCACTACTGGACAGGTACGACAGCAAAGTGCAGTACAAGGGTGGCATGATTCAGTTTACAGGGACGAAAATAGCACTCACGTCGCCATTACACCCAAAAGACTGGTACTACCTGGATGGACCGGACAGCATACAGCAATTAATGCGCAGAATCACCCTAGTTGAGCATTGCCAGGGGCCAGAAATGCTGCTTATGGTAGACCAACAACACGACAGGCAGGACCTGCTGGTGTGAGGCTTCGCCTCCCGGGGATTTTTTTTGTTTTGCACAAATAAACCACATGCCAGGGGCAGGCAAGAGACCACGTGCAGGAACACTCCAAAAAGCGGTATCACAGCCTAAGCGTAGGCGTACGTCAAATGTGACCAAAGTTCGCTTTCAACGTCCAACTGCAAAGAACCAGCGAAGGCAGATTATGTCTAATGCTCGCAGGTTGAATACCCTTTCTAGGATTGTTTACCAGTCCCGTGTGTACTGTGATTGGCAGGCGTTTGACACTATGTTTGCTAATTGGGACACAGGAGGCAATTATAGCAAAACCTGGGGAGCTTGGGCATTGAGCGACTTTCCTTCCTGGAACGCTGTCCTACGCAAGGATGACAATGTACTTGAGTCTTCCAGCACATTTTTGAAGCGTCTGCAGATCAATTTCCGGTATTATCTGGATGCGGCGTCATACGCACAATTCAACATATTTGTAGTAACTTTGCGTAAAGATGCTGCAGCGTATAACCCAGTGACGAATATCGCTGGAGGCGTATTCCCGGTGGATGGCACAGATTACGTTGCAGGGCCCAGTGATTTCAACATTCGGCTCAATCCAGCGAAGTTTAAGGTACATTTTGCACGACAAATCACCTTGACAGAGAACACCCTGCTACAGGATCCTCTGCAGGCTCGCAGTGCAGGAAATCCTTATTCTACGTGGAAAAAAGGCCAATTCACAATGCCTGTAAATAGCACATATCGCGTGCCTGCTGGCACAGGCAATACCTGGCGCAATATCCCGTACACGTCTCAGCCCTACTATCAACGCTACTTTCTGCTGGCATTATGCGTATCTGGCAATGCAGCCACAGCAGCAACTGGACAAGCGAAATTCCAGTGGGATAGCTTAGCTACAACTATAAACTACACTTGATTCACAGGCAAGGCTCTGAATCCTGCAGTAGTTTTTGAGTCCAGAGGTGTTGAGTGCGGAAGTGGGCACAGTAATACTAATTGTGCCCACATAGGAAATGGCACGTAACGTGTGTGTCACGTGGAACAACTACCAGGAGGACGCCCTGGAGAAGCTGAAAAGATGGGACCAGGTGTCCTTTGCCGTATTCGGGCAGGAAGAAAGCCAGGAGGGGACCCCACACCTGCAGGGGTACGTGGAACTGGTGGCTACAAAGAAGTGGAAAACACTGCAGAATAAAATGCCCGGGAGCCATTTGGAGGCTAGATATGGCAATGCGACAGCAGCCCAGGCAGCAGCATATTGCAGGAAAGGCAAACAGACCAAAGAGGAGTGGAAAGAATTGCGCACTGCAGGGCCCAATTACGGGTTAGATGCTGTAGTGACAGAGTGGGGCACTCCCTCTGAACAGGGAGCACGCACAGACCTCACACAGGCAGTCGAAATGGTGAAAGAGGGCAAAAGGATGCGTGAAGTGGCAGAAGAATGCCCGGGGCCGTACACCAAATACCATAAAGGCCTTACAGCTCTGCAAGCTATTCTAATACAGCCACGGAACGAGGTTCCTGAGGTACGAGTATACTGGGGGGCCACAGGCTCAGGCAAATCGCGAAAAGCACGTGAATGGCTAAGTGAGGAAAAATACGTGTGGTGGCCTCAGCAAGAAAAGTGGTTTTGTGGATATGCAGGTG